TAAAACCATTAAATATATATAGTTCAAATTATTATTATTTATCATGGAGAGGGGGCTAAAATCATGTCGCATCTTTTTATCTCTAACCCCTCTCCTCCTAATATGAAACGTAACTTCACAAATAAGGAATATCTTGAATGGCGTAAGAAGGTCTTGGATAGAGACGGTGGTTTGTGTGTTGTTTGTGGTCGTGGTCCAAAGTATAATAATGTTCATCATTTACTACCAAGTTTTTTTCATCAGTATGAGTTATTGGTTGATAACGGTTTAACTTTGTGTCCTTTGTGCCATACGTTAGGAAAATTCTCTGCTCACAAAAATCCTATATGGTTTTATGGTTGGTTAAAGGATCATAAACCTAATTTATTAAATATTGCAGAGGCTAGGTTGCTGTTATGTTAGAGTTAGACGACTGGCAGAAAACCGTTTTGGAGACGAAGGGCAATATTGCGTTAAGAAGTGGTCGTCAGGTTGGAAAATCCACTGTTATTAGTGTATTGGCTGGAGAGTATGCCGCAAAGAATAGAGATAAGGTTGTTTTGGTCATTGCTAGTGTTGAGCGTCAAGCTTTTGAGTTATTTAGTAAGATTTTTGATTATATGCATAAGACCCATAAAGGTTTATTAATTCCAGGAAAGCAACATCAGACAAAGAGTAAATTAGATTTAAAGAACGGCACAAAGATATTATGTCTTCCTACTGGTCTTACTGGTCACGGTATTCGTGGTTATACTGTTGACTTATTACTTGCTGACGAAGCAGCCTTCATTCCTAGAGCTGTTTGGGACGCTGTCACTCCGATGATCGCTACAAGGATTAAGAACGGTGCTCGTATGGTGTTATTATCTACTCCTTTCGGTCGTGATAATTACTTTTATGATTGTTTCTCTGACGACACGTTCACTAAGTTTCATGTCAGTTCAGAGGAATGCCCACGAATTAACAAAGAGTTCTTAGCAAGTGAGAAGAAACGAAAGTCTAAGATAGCTTACGCTCAAGAGTATTTGGGTGAATGGGCTGACGGTGCTATGCAGTGGTTCACTGATAAGTTGATTAAACGTTGTCAAGTAATGACCAGACCTGATAAGTTGATTGACGCTAAGAATTATTATTTAGGGACTGATATTGCCCGAATGGGTGATGATCATAGCACGTTTGAGGTTTTTGAGGAACGTGACGGCATTATGTATCATGTTGAACATATAGTCACTACTAAGACTAAATTGAACGAAACTTTTGACGAGATAATTGAACTTAACCGTAAGTATGATTTCCAGAAGATATTCATTGATAATGAGGGTATTGGTATCGGTGTTTATGATTTCTTAATGGTTCACGATGACACTAAGACTAAGACTTTCGGTGTTAATAATAGTTTAGAGGTCAAGCAGGGTTTAGAGAAAAAGCGTATAAAATACCTAAAAGAAGACCTTTATACTAACTTATTGAGCTTAATGCGTCAAGGAACGGTAAAATTATTAGATGATAGTGATATTTTCTTCAGTTTACGTTCATTACAGTTTGATTATACCAGTGATGAGCGAGGACGTTCCCACCTTAAAATCTTCTCACGTCATCATAATGACTCTGATATTGCCGAAGGTTTAATCAGAGGTGTTCTTGGCGAGAAATACAAAGACTTAAATATTTCAGTTTACAGTATAAAGGTATGATAGATTATAAAATTAGTCCTACCACTAAGCCAGTTATAGATAAAGATAGTAAAGAAGAGCCTTTAGACATGGTTCTTGAGGATAAAGATTGGGCTTTAATTATGGCTATTAGAGATTTAACATCACAAGTAAGGAGGTTAGCTAATGGCTGATGAGGGAACTTTAGCAACAACGGCAGAGGTTTTACTGGCTATTGGAGAGAACGCAAGTGCTGACCAAATTCTTGAGGCAAACACGAATATCTGGATAAAGTGGGCGGAGGGAGATATAACCGCGTTAGCAGTTAATGATATAGTAGCTAATTATGAAGAGATAGGAACAAATTTTAAAAGATACTTTTCACAGGTAGCTGCTAATAGGGCGGCATGGTATGCAATAAATCAAGACCAAGACAACTTCGGATTAGCAACTTCACAAAGTAAATTAAATATATTTTTGGAAAGTTGGAACGCTTTTGTTAAGCTAATGAAAGATAAAGCTGACTTCATGGATTTAATAGGATTATAATGCCACTCAAACAAGAACTAACAACTAATACAACCATCTCCCCTAAAATAGAAAGCTATAACTGGGTAGATGTAGAGAGTGGTTTAGGATATGTTAATTTTCATTTTAGTGGTTATAGGGAAGAGGAGATAAATTATCCAGTATTATCAGAAACACAGTTTTATGGGCTTTATGAGTTTGGAAATAACATTTCCACACCATCATATAAAGAGTTTAATACAAGTATTTTTAATTCGCCAAGAACGATTGAGGGAGATGCATATTTAGATTTATCTTTTAAAGTAGTTACGTCATTTGGTGGGCAAGGTGCTGGTCCTAGTGTTTCTTTTGAAATTTTTAAAGTTAGTGACGGGACACCGGTTAGTTTAGGAAGTTCCACAAGCGAAAAAGTAAAAACGTTTACGGGTACTGAAACTAATTATACCGCAACCACTGGAAAAATAACTTTAACAAAAACTAAATTTAAGATTGGTGACTATTTGCAGATTAAAATAGGTATATGGAAAGTTAATCTGAATGATGGAGCTGGAACCTCTGCAACAATAACATTTCTAGCAGACCCAACACTAGTTGATAGTAATGCAAAAACAGTTTCAAAGGCATATATTCCCTTTAGAATAAAAGAATAATGGCAGAATATAATTTAAGCAACGCGACGACAACGGACTTCACAAACACAGTCCCTGACTTCATAGTTGAAAGTAAATCATTAGACGCAGCTAACAGCGACGGTAGTGAGACTTACGTTTACTTTGATAAAGCCACAGAATGTTTTGGTTATTATTTAAACCACCCACAAGTATCTTCTCCGATTAATTCTTTAGCTACCTGGAGTGTGTCACGAGGTTGGTCAACAGAAGATAAGATTTTAGAGCAAGAATTAAAACACGTTAGTGGAATGGGTAAAGATACTTTTGAAACTATAATGTGGAATCATGAGGTTGTTAAGTTAGCTGTTGGAGATTCATTCTGTGAAGTTATCCGACAGAAGAAAGGGAAAGAGCAAGTTATAATTAATATGATACCAATTTCTCCGGAACGTGTTAAGGTTGTAATTAAAGGTTCTCGTATTGTTCGTTATGAAATATGGAACAATGATAAATGGGTTAAGAAAAAAGTTGAGGATATTTTACATAGTCAAAATAAAAGAATCGGTGACCAAGTGCATGGAACAAGTTTAATCCAAGCAAACAAGAAAATTATTGACGCTTTACTAGAGGCTAACAACGACGAGAGAACAATAAAACATAGAGATAAGGCTTTAGGTGTTGTATATTATAAAACAAACAACGCTGGTAAAATATCTTATGCTAACACACAAATAGAGAATGCTGTTAAGAATGGGGAAATGGTTGGACTTCCAGAGGACACGGCAGAGATTAAACCATACCCAAGCCGTTCTTCAGAAGATAGACAATCATGGTTACAATATTTAGAAAACTTAAATTATCAAACAGGTGGAGTTCCACGAAGTATAGCAACCAGCGACGGGACAAGTGAAGTTGGTGGTAAGATGGGACACGTTATATTCGAACCAATTTACACTAAAGAGCAAGTTGACCTAGAGGGCGACTTGTGGAATCAAATGGCAATAGAAATTAAATTTAATAGACCTCCAAGTTTGGGTGGAATGCAACCAGCCCCTATTGACGAGTCAAAGAATACGGGACAGTTATCTATTCAGCCGAACGATGTTGAGGCGTCTATAACTAGAGAATAATGGTAATAACAAATACAAATCCGGTAATAGATAGGGAGATTAAACAACTAGATAAGCCCTTAACTGCCCCAGCAAAATCTCCCGAAGAAGCTTGCGCAGCGACGGGGGGTGTGTGGAACTTTCAGACTCAAAAGTGTGAGAGAGGAGAAGAACCAGCCACGCAACAAACAACAATTAAGAACCCAGAGGTTAAGATACCAAAGCCTACTCCCGAGTATACAACTGACACACAAGGGAATGTGGTTTTAGCACCCCCTAAAGAACCTATTGATTTCACAACTCCAACAGACCAAGCACAAGAGGACACTTCAAATTTTAGAACAACTATCCAGGGAGATAGGTTCGACATAACTAAAGGTTTATCTTCAGCAGATTTTAGTTCTAAGGAGAGTTATATTCAAGCCCAAAGGATAAGAGAGGCTCAAGGCGGTGGGGGTTTTATGGATAGTGGTGGATATGGTATTAATTTACAAGAACAACAACAACAAGATTTACAACAAGCAATAAGCCAAATCGGACAAATAGGGGGTTTATCTCCCGTTGAACAAGCCCAGGTTAATTGGTCACAAGCAATAACCGCAGGAACAGTTGGGAATCTTCCAAGCATATTAAAGACCGCAGGAACTTTCGGGGTTGGGGGTGCTGTTGGTGCTGGCCCAGTTGGTGCTATTATTGGTGCGGGTATTGGTATTATTGCGGGTATAACTTCTGGGATTATTGGCAATATTAAAGAACAACAGCGAGGAGAACTAGCAGCAAGTAAAGACGAACTTGCAGCAGCTAGGACTAACATGCGACAATTAGCGATGTTTGCCAGTCAAGACCCAGCTAACGTTGACCATTATGTAGCCTTATATAACCAACAACTAACGAGAGTTTATCAATCAAGACGACAGACACAAGTAGAAGTTACAGGAGACCTTAACGCATGGATGGAGGATGGACGAGAGCAGTTAAGTGATTTTGACACATTTCTACAACCAGGCGGTATGGCTGACATTTACGGTCAAAAGATGAGAATTGCTTTAGATAGTGGTGTCCCATTAACTTTAGAAGACCTACCAGAGTATTATGAGGCGATTTTATAATGGCATACATTTCAGTTAAAGAGTTCAAAGACTTCAAAGTTAATATACAAGAATTAACAAACGTTCTAAATCATAACATAACTAAATTAACCGCCAACGTGAAATGGATAACGACAATTTTAGCTGGACAGCTGTTGTTTATTGTAAGTTATGCCGCTGGCTTAATACTGGGGAAATGATGAATACAATAGTTCTAAAACTAATGAAATCTTTTTTGTTCTTCGTTCTTAAGTGGTTCTATGGTTTTATAGACGACGATAAAGACGGAAAGATTACAAAGAAAGAGATCATTAAATTGCTTGAAAAGATTAAAGCAAAGGTCTAAAGCAAAGGTTTAAATAGTATATAGTCCCCATATATATATGACAGAAGAAAATAAAGAAGCTCCTAAAGAACTTTCTATGATTGAACAAGCTACTAAGGTAGCTAAGGAATTAAGAGAAGCAACAGAGGCACAGAAATTAGAGAATGATCGTGCAGAGAAATTGAAATCTGATAGTTTACTTGGTGGAGAAAGTGGTGGTAATATTCCTATTAAAACGTTAACCCCTGAAGAACAAGAAGCAGAGGGTGCTAAGAAGTTTTGGGAAGGGACAGCGATTGGAGACGCTATAACAACTGCTAATGGATAAAGAATTATTAAAAGAAAGTATCGCAGCTGTTAAGAAATCTTTAGAGACAGCGACGGAAAACAAGAGATTAGCTGAACATCATATTGCAGAAGCTAACATAATTCTAGCTGCTATGAAAGCAGAACTTAAATAAAATAGTTATTCGGTTAAACGAAAGACTTAAATACTTTAACTTTCTATGTTGGGTATGGCCGACGAAGCAATCTGTATTGAAACCCCAACAAAATTCGCTAGACGAACTATAGCAGCTGGTGCAGTTCTACCTATCGGAACAATTGGGAAACTTAATGACGCAAATACTCTAACAGCTAGCGCAGCTTCTAACGACGCTTTCGCAGGAATCGTTTGGGTTGAAAGCACAGCAACTGATACATTCACAGAGATAACAGTAGCTATGAACGGAAGATGGAAATTCGTTACAACTGGAGCTAATATTGCTGTTGGTGTTCCTGGAGCAATCGGTGGAGCTAATCAAATTAGAACAGCTATTGCAGCAGATTTATTACTTGGCGATGTTGTAGGAAATTCTTTAGACACTTTAGTAGGTGCTGGTAGCGTAGTAATGGACGTAGGAGTTCAATATTAATGGCAGCTGAAAATGAAAGAGAGAGTCTTTTAAGAAGTGAGTTTATTGATAAAGCAGTTAAAGCAGTAGTTAAGATTGAAGAGAAATGGAAATCATTATGTTCTATTGACAGTTCAAGTTCTTATACTGAATCATATTTTAGAGAAACTAACGACGATAGTACAGATACAGGAACTTATTCTTCAATTAGAGGAGTACCCGAATATGTACCATTCCCTTTCGTTGATGTTACAGAAACACAATTTAGTTCTATCATTCAGAAATACGCAGCAGAAGCTATAATCTCTTTAGAAGCTGGACAGTATTCTACAATTCCAATGTTACAAAGGAAAGTTTATAGATTAGCTAGAAAGTTAATTTATCAAACAGACTCGGCTATTCACGCTGGTGCTTCCGCAGACTTCGGAAATACAGTAGCGATTGGTGTTGGTAACGAATGGGACTCCGCAACAGTAGCTAACAGAGATCCTGTATATGATATTCTTGCAGCTATCCAAACATTAAGAGTTGATGGCATTGACGCATTAAATGGTAATGGTTATTTAGTAGTTAATGGACAAGACTATACAAACATTATTTCAAATTCTAAGATTTTAAACCACCCAACATATGAGAGCGGAGTAATGCAGAACGGTAAAGTCGGAAAGTTACTTGGTCTTAACATTGTGATTAGTGAAGTAGTAACTGCTGATAGTGCGTTTGTTCTTGTAGCAAAGCAAGGTATGGTTTGGAAATCTGCACAAGGTTTAACAACTAAGACAATCGTTGACGCTGGTAAATCTACAACTATAAGAGCTTGGGAAAGAGGAGTCTTCCAATTACAAGCACCAAACGAAATCTGTAAATTAACTAATACGAGGAAATAAACATGACAGCTGAAGGTCGTTTAGCTCGGGGAAAGGAAAATTTTAATAAGAAAAGATTTATGGATAATTCTGAAACATTAGAATACGTTAGATCTATTAAACCAGTTGAAATTGTTAA